TGTAAGTTGGATGAGGAAGGCGAACCGCTTGTAAATGAAGATGGAAGTCTTAAGCTTTTCCAAGACACAAATCGTAAATTTGATTTTAGTTGGCTTTCAGATGTAATTGATGATGATTTAGTAGAACATTTACAGGAGATAACTGATGACAGAACATAATCTTGTTTCACTTTGGAATGTTACTTTTACTAAAGTCAATAAAAAAGGTGAGCCACTTTTAAATGAAGATGGAAGTGTGAAACTTTTCGCTGATCCATATATAAATATGGAGTTAAGTGCGGTTGTTAATAAAGTAAATCCAGATAATCTACAGGAGATAAATAATGGATAAAGTTATTGAAGATATGGTAGCGTATAACATTTATTATCAACCTAATCCAGATTACACAGGATTACATGCTGACCTTCGCCGTTTAGGTTTAGATTCTTCTGAAGTTGAATGTGTTATGCGGAGAGTTGCTGATGGTGAGGTTTAGTTTTATTTTATTTTTGGTGGGGTGTAGTAATGCCCCGCTTGAAATTCAAACAGATAGTCGAGGTACTTTGTGGTGTGAAACTAGAGGTGGTGTTAGGGAATGTCATTATATTAATGACAACCAAGCACAAGAATCTATTGAACAAATAATTAGAGGATATTAAAACATGGAAACTTTAACTATAGGTGATGAAGTTCTTTGGAGAGGTAGTTGGGGTCAAGAACCAGAAAAAGTAGTTCGTGTTACTGGTATTCAAGTTAATGAGCGTAACGGTAGCAAAGAAGGTGATCCTGTTGACTTTATAAGTTGGGATAAAGTAACAGATCATAATGTTATTCTTGATTTAAATAACAGACATTGGTGTTGGGCGCATCAAATAGCACCTTACTATAATGATGCTGATATTAAACTTACTGGAGATGATGAGCCAGTAAATTCTGATTTAATACCAGATAAATACCATCATTTTTATGATTAAAATTAAGGAGATATGAATGTTTTTTGATCCTATTTATGCGATAAAAGATAACGCTATCGAGCCAGATCTTTGTGAATATATTTTAAAGAACAAAGATAATTTTGGTATGAAAGAAAATGATGATTGGCAAGAAGCAATGGTCGGAGACTATGAAGTTGATTATGGTGATCGTGATTCTTCAGTTAAATGGATACCATCTACACATTGGATAACTTCAATACTAGCTGTCGAAGCTGCTAGATGTAATGTAGAATATTGGAATTTTAGAATCACAGCTAATGAAGACACACAGTTTACAAAGTATTTAAAAGGTCAACACCATGCTTGGCATTGTGATGAGAGACCAAAGCATACTGATGATGTAGTAAGAAAGCTAACTCTTACTTTACAATTAAGCAAGCCTGACGATTATGAAGGTGGCGATCTTGAATTCAGACCGCCTGATTTAATGAGTCCTGATTTTGTAGGTGATGGTTTAGATATAAGACCAGAAGATAGAGAGTCGATGCGACAGCAAGGAACAATGATTATTTTTCCTTCTGTATTTACACATCGCATTACTGAAATAACAAAAGGTGAAAGATATAGTTTTGTTTCATGGGCTAATGGCCCCAATTATATTTAAAATAAGGGAGTGATATGCAATCACATAATAAAATAGCAATAGCGATTATAGTTATGAGTTTATGTACATGGTTCATGTCAATACTTGTGACAAGCACATGAGTATTGATGACGCAACACCAGAAGAGTGGAATAAATTATCTCGTGGGCCTGATAAACCAGAGGAGTGTTTGATGAATAAACCAGTTAAAAGAGCTAAAGACATTAAAGAAAGTATTTATAAAAACACAATTACTGGAGCTTTATATCATCCCAATGACCATAATCTTATGGACAAACAAATGTTCCCTAAAGAAGATACTGTTAATCATCCCCCACATTATAATAAAGGAGGACTAGAAGCTATTGATTACATTGAACAACAACTTGAGGATGGCTTTGCCGACTACCTTGAGGGCAACGTACTAAAGTATATACATCGATGGAGGTATAAAAATGGTATTGAAGATCTTAGAAAAGCTGAGTGGTATCTCAAAAAACTTATTAAAGCTAGTACAGTTCCGTATGGTTGAGGTACTTTTATTTGTAACCCTCTTATGTCCTAGTGTTATTTTTGCACAGGATGTATCAGAAGAACATTGTCTTGCAGAAACAATTTATTTTGAAGCAAGAAACCAAGAACTAATAGGACAAATTGCTGTAGGTTTGGTTGCAATGAATAGAGTTAAAAGTAATTCATTTCCTGATACTCTATGTGACGTAACCAGACAAGCAAAACGTGATAGCTCTGGCCGTATTATAAAATACAAGTGTCAGTTTTCTTATTACTGTGATGGTTTAGTTGAACATGTAGCTGAAGAAGAAGCATGGTCAACAGCACAGATAGTTTCTAAAGTAGTTATCGAACAAAGTCATAAAGATATTACTAATGGTGCTTTATATTATCACACTAAAGCTGTTAGTCCTTATTGGAGTTCTGCTGTTAAGAAAACAATTATCATCGGTGATCACATATTCTATAGGTAATTTATGACAGACAAACCAATTAAAACTACAAGCGGTAAAGAATTTACTGTTGATGAAATAAAAAATAGTAATCGTATTGCTAAGAGTGCAACACCAAAAGGTACATTGGATTGGTATTTAAAATGGATAGGTAGTGTAATATTTATTGTGGCTGTTACAGTTCGCAGTACAGAAATACCAGAACTAAAGATTGTAGATTTAGTTTTAAGTTTTATCGCTACTATACTTTGGGCTGTCGTAGGTTTTATGTGGAAAGATAGGGCAGTAATGTTGATTAATGCGGTTGCTTGTGTTATACTATTGACCGGATTACTAAAACATTTTTTTATGTAAGGAAACAATATGAATATTATTTATGGGGACTTTGGTAATAAAGGTTCTAGTTTAAAACATAAAGTCAACGTAGCTTTAAATAAAGTTCCAAATTCTAATGAAGAAGATACAGATCAAACTTTTCTGTTAATTGTTGATACAGGAGTAGACTTTAAAATATTATCTGATGTAGAATTACCTGAGTTTAATGTTATGTTAGACATAGTAAAATTTACAGTTCTTCAACAGGCATATCAGTTTTTGGAGGAAAACAAATGAATGTTTTAGAAGAAGAACAATTATCCAAAGAAGAGATCATAGAAGATTATATAGTTCAAGCATTTGTAATGGGAATGGGAACTAATATTCCTAATAAAAAAGCCTTGACATTTATGATTGAATGTGTTAAAGTAGCAGCAGATGTAAGTGGTGAAAAAATCACCGAACAGTATGTTAGGGATTATATTCCTACATACATTAATATGTTATATAAACAAAACTATTAATTTGGAGAAATAATTATGGCAGTAGTTGAAGGATTTGCTTATTGGCCTTTTGTAACAACACCTAACACTAAATTCACACCAGAGTATAGCGTTAATTTAGTTGTGTCTGAAGATGTTGCTGATAGTTTTAGGAAGCGTGGGTTTACTATAAAAGATATGAACGAAGGCCCAGCTTTAGTAGTAAGGCGTAAAGTAAATGGGCCAGATGGTATGATTAGAAAAGCCCCAAAACTATTAGATAGACATCGTAATCCTATGGATGTGTCTGTCGGTAATGGATCTAAAGTTAAAGTCCAATATAAAGAATGGGAAAGCGTTTGGAATGGTCAGACATATAAAGGTTTAGATTTCCAAGCAATGCAAGTACTAGATCTAATTGAGTATGGCGCACCAGATGGTTCTGAGTTTGATATTGAAGATGATGATGGAGATGAATTGTAATGGGAATGACTTATACTTATGAAAATGCTAAGTATGATGTTGATAAGTTAAGTGAAGAGGGACAGCAGGTATTTAAGATACTTGCTGTTGCTCAACGTAAAGCTGAAGAACTAGATTTAAAACATACATTAGCACAAGCAGCAGTAATAGCAATGCATCAAAAGATGCAGACTTATTTAAAAGATACTGCTTTAATTCCCAACGAAGAGTTTGATCCCCCTGTGAATTAATAAGGATGAACAATGTCATTTGTAAAATTCAAACAGCCCTGCCCTTCTTGTGGGGGCAGTGATCCTGTAAGTGTAAATGAAAACGGATCAGCAAAATGTTTTAGTTGTCATACATTTTTTAAAAACTATTCTGAAGCTTCGGTAGGAAACGTGTCCGATTTCTCTACCTACCAGAGAAATAATAATAATAATAATAATTCCTCCGAAGCTTCGTTTAATGCTTTAACGGATCGTGGTATCTCATTAGAAACCGCTAAGACTTATGGAGTTAAGTCTGTTTTAAATTCTGACGGTTCAATATATGAACATCACTATCCGTTATATATAAACAATGAAGTTGTTGCTACCAAAATACGCAGACCAAATAAAGATTTCTCTTGGAGAGGATCAGGTAAAGGGTCAGGTTTATTTGGGCAACAACTGTGTGGTGAAGGCGGCAAGTACATTACAATCTGTGAAGGTGAGTGTGATGCTATGGCTGCTTATCAATTAATGGGCAGCCAATGGCCTGTTGTATCTATCAAGGACGGTGTATCTGGTGCTGTACGTGATGTTAAAGATAACCTAGAGTTCCTTGAATCATATGATACAGTTGTTATTAACTTTGATAATGATAAAGCAGGTCGTGAAGCTGCAACAAAAGTTGCTCGTATTTTAAAACCCGGCAAAGCTAAGATACTTAGGCTTCCTGATCAGTTTAAAGATGCTAATGAAATGCTTAAACTAGGTCAGCATAAAGCTTATGTTGGAGCATGGTGGGGAGCTAAAGTCTATACACCGTCTGGTGTATTAAACGTCACAGAAGAGCGTGACAACTACAAGAAGCGAGAAAGAAAAGAATCTATACCTTATCCTTGGCAGGGACTTAATTCAAAGCTAGAGGGCTTACGTCAAGGAGAACTGGTAACTTTAACTGGTGGTACAGGACTTGGTAAGTCAAGTGTAACTCGTGAATTAGAACACTGGTTAGTTACTAAGACAAAAGATAATGTAGGTGTAGTAGCCCTTGAAGAAGACTGGCGCAGGACAATAGACGGTATATTATCTATTGAAGCCAATGCTAAATTACATATAGATAGTATTCGTGCCTCTTTTTCTGAAGAGGAACTTGATAATTTATTTAATATTTTATACGATGGAGATAATAAAAATCGAGTGTGGGTTCATGCCCACTTTGGAATGAACGATCTTGATAGTATATTTAGCAAACTTAGATTTATGATTGTAGGTTGTAATTGTAAATGGGTTGTTGTTGATCATTTACATATGCTGGTGTCTTGTTCAATTGATGGCGATGAACGTAGGACTATAGATAATATTATGCATAGACTACGTACTCTTGTTGAAGAGACAGGCGCAGGTTTAATTCTTGTTTCACATTTACGCAGGATAGATGGTAATCGTGGACATGAGAATGGTATTGAAACAGGACTTTCTCATTTAAGAGGTTCACAATCTATAGCTCAACTCTCCGATTGCGTAGTATCTCTGGAACGTAATCAACAATCAGACGATCCTATAGAATCTAGTACCACAAAAGTTCGTGTATTAAAATCAAGATATACAGGTGATGTCGGTGTAGCTACCAGTTTATATTACGATAATGATACTGGACGTTTACAAGAAATAGATATACAAGATTTCGATGAATTACAGGTAGAACTATGAAAACATTAGTGTTTGATATAGAAACAAACGGTATTGATCCCGATAAAATTTGGTGTATTTCAACGGTTAATACTGAAACAAATGAAACTATTTCGTATGGCCCTGATAGATTAGTCGATGGTATACAGTATTTAAAATCAGCAGATAAATTAATTGGTCATAATATAATTGGATATGACATTCCAGTTATAAAGAAACTAATGGATGTAGATTTATCTAAGTACGCTAAGATTGTAGATACGTTAGTTCTTTCTAGATTATTTAATCCAGTGCGTGAAGGTGGTCATAGCCTTGAAAGTTGGGGTTATCGTGTTGGACATAATAAAATAGAATTTGAAGAGTTTGATACTTATACATCAGACATGTTGACTTATTGTGAAAATGATGCTATACTAAATAATAAAATTTTTGACAGATTAAAATTAGAATCAAGTGGATTCAGTAAAGATTCTATTAGTTTAGAACATAATGCCATACAGATTATTACTGATCAAAGATCACATGGTTTTCTTTTAGATGTACCTAAAGCAACTTTATTGATAGCTGAACTTTCAGATAAAATCTATGAGGTCGAAACAAAAGTACATGAAACATTTAGACCTAAAAAGATTAAGACAGTTTTAAAAGCTACATTTACCAAGTCAGGTGCATTATCTAAGATGGCGGCTATTGAAGGAAGCGCAAAGAAAAGTCGCTTAACCCCCGAAGAGTATGATGAGATTTCAATTAAACGTACTCTTACAAGAGTTAATGAGGAACCCTTTAATTTAGGATCACGTAAACAAATAGGCGAATACCTAATTGATTTTGGATGGAAGCCTAAAAAGTTTACGCCTACTGGTCAGCCGATTGTTGATGAAGGTACGTTAAGTAAAATAAAAAATATTCCTGAAGCAAAACTTATTGCAGAATATTTATTATTACAGAAACGTATTGCTCAACTAAACTCGTGGGTTAAAGAAGCACATGATGATGATAGAGTTCGAGGTTTTGTTAATCCAAACGGTACTATTACTGGACGCATGACACATAACAGTCCTAACATGGCTCAATGTCCTAGTGTAAGATCACCTTACGGTAAGGAGTGTCGAGAATGTTGGACAGTCCCTGAAGGATATAAACTAGTGGGCATAGATGCGAGTGGTTTAGAACTACGTATGCTTGCACACTACATGAATGATGAGGCATACACAAATGAAATATTGCATGGAGACATACACACAACTAATCAAAAGCTTGCAGGGCTTGAATCAAGAGATCAGAGTAAGACATTCATCTATGCACTCATCTACGGAGCCGGAAATCTTAAACTTGGTTCAGTGGTTGGAGGAAACAAAGAAGATGGCGAAAGACTTAGAAAACGTTTCCTCGATAATCTCCCATCATTTAGATCTCTTAGAGATAGGGTTGCAAGAGCTTCAACAAAAGGTTATGTCAAAGGATTAGATGGACGTAAATTATTTATACGTTCTGAACATTCAGCTTTAAATACTTTACTTCAAGGAGCAGGTGCTATTGTTATGAAAGAGGCAATGCGTATTCTTTATAATAAAATTATTGAAAATAATTTTGATGCACACTTTGTTTGTAATGTACATGATGAATGGCAGTTAGAAGTGAAAGAAGATATTGCAGATATAATAGGTACAACTGGAGTTAAATCAATTGAAGATGCTGGGAAAGTTTTAAACTTACGGTGTCCGTTAACAGGAGAATATAATGTCGGCACAAATTGGGCAGAAACACACTGAGGGATACAACTGGAGTTATGCCAGAACAAATTCTAAAGGTGAAGTAATTCTTAGGCATGATACTGGTGAAGATATAGATGACGTATTACAATATTTAGATAGTTTAGAAGGAGTAACTGTTGAACCTAGATTAAAAGCACATATGTTATTCATAGGTTTTTGTGGGAAAAAATATTCATATTATTATACAACTGGACGATGGGCAGAAAGAAAGAAAACTGGTTATCCTACAAAACATTATCGTTCTAAAAATATAGAACATTTTATGACTACTTATGTGCTACCTTTAAAAGAACAATTAAAAGATAAAATGGATAAAGTTTCTTCTGAAACGTATGAAGATTTAGAAGAGCTACTTAAAAACATAAATCATGTTAAAGAAAATAACACTTTAATTTTAATTTCAAAAGACGGTAGAAAATATAAGTACCGAATAGGTACAGGAAAATGGTCGGCAGTTTATGATAATAATTCAGAAAGCCCTCAATATCAATCAGCTGGCTTTGAATATTTTCTTATGAAGTATTTTCCAGACACTAAAAAATCTGACGAAGAACTCAAAGAAATGCGTCAGGAAAAAGAACAACCTTCACTTATAGGTGAACAATCCCCCAATCGCAAAGGAGATTTTGCAGAATATTATGCAGTCACTTGGCTGTGGGATAATGGCTACGATGTATTTAAAAATTGTGGCTGTACTGGAATAATAGATATGATTGCATGGGATAAAGAAAATAATAAGATGATTTATATTGATGTCAAAACTGCACAATC